TGTCACCGAACGGCTTGCCGAGCTTGAGCTTGTGAAGTCGGAAGAAAGCCTTTTGGGCTGGCACGACACGGCCATGAACACGCTGGAATATTTGCACCTGTCCCCGGAAGAAGCCCAGCGGCTTGAAGAAGGGTATCAGCGCAAGGCCATGTGGTTCATGGGCGTGGGGGCTGGCTGATGAACCGCTACATTCTCCACACAGACCGCATTCGCACCAATGCCGTCAATGCCGTTCTACAGGCCCCAGACGGGTATGTTGTTACGGTGTCCGAGGCGAAGCGCAGCGGGGAACAGAACGCCAAGTTCCATGCAATTTGTGGCGATCTGGCGAAGTCGGGCCTGAAATGGGCTGGCAAGACGCGCAGCCTTGATGATTGGAAGGCGCTGCTCGTCTCTGCGCATTCCGTGGCGACCGGAACAGGTGGCGAAGTCATCCCAGGAATTGAGGGTGAGTTCGTCGCCATCCGCGAAAGCACCAGCCGCATGGGCAAGGGTCGCGCCTCGTCGCTGATCGAATACACGTTGGCCTTCTGCGCAATGAACGGGGTTGAGCTTACAGACACCGAGGCCGGTGGCTGGGGAGCGGCGGCATGAGCCTAGAATACATCGCCCCCACTAAACGCCGTTCGATGACCAAGGCCCGCGCCACCCGGATATTCCTCGCTAACGAGGGCCGGTGCTGCAATTGCGGTCAACTCATCCGGCAGGGCGAAGGCTGGTTTATCGAGCATGTCGAAAGCCTCGCTCTAGGCGGCGCTGACGACGATACGAACGCCCGCCCTGCCCATACCAAGTGCAAGGCCAAAAAGGACGCCACAGACGCCGCAGCGAAGGCTAAGCGCGACCGTATCGTTACCGCGTCGTGGGAAGGCAAGCGCCAGCCGAAACTCCGCTCAGCGGGCTTCCCTAAGCGCCCTGCACAGAAAACAGCCTCACGACCAATTCAGAGAAAGTCAGAAGCATGAACATCGATCACATTCCGACTTCCCAGCTACGCGAAGCCGCGAAGTCGTGGCGCGCTACTGACTTCATCCCCGGCTTCTTCGGTGGCCGCAAGCCCGCAAACGCCAGCCTTCACGACAAGATCGATGACTTGATCAATGAAATCGACCGGCTGCGCAAACTGGTGAGGGACGAAGCGTGAAACTTACCAGATGGAACGACGCTGGATTTACCAGCGGTTGGCGCTTCCAATGGGGGTGGCTTACAGGTGGATTGGACCCGTTTCGAGGATCACTGGCACCTGCAAATCATGTGGGCAAGGCCGCTACCGTAATGCTCCTGGCCCTGCCCCTCGCTGGCTGTCCGCAGGCCGATATTCTAGCAGGCAAACCCAGCCCCTACAAAGCCGCCCATGAACAGCGCATGGCATTGGTAACGCCGGTTGTGGCGAGTGTGGAAGAGCCGGTGATTGAACCGGAACCGGAGCCTGTTTTTACCCCGGAATGTACACCTGTTTTTCGCGTAAGTCGTTGCGATGAAACAGGGAAAAGCGTACCATGGAGCATGTGAAATGATCAACTGGTTGAAGCGGAAACTCTGCCGACATGAATGGCGATGGGCCAAGTTTCAGGCGCTCGTCCATGGCCACAGCGAGGAATGTGCCAAGTGCGGCAAGAAGCGGAGGGTTCATCCATGACCACACTACAGGCTGTAAGCAAGGAGCGTCTGCTACTCTGGTTTTTCCGCGATCTGTCCGATGATCAGCGCTTGAAGCTCCTGCGGTTCTGTTTCTACCCCGATACGGAATTTTCAACGCACACTTCACAGCGGATAGCGTTTCACCGGATTTTAGAAGCCCTCTCATCTATCGAGCCTGCCGAGCAAGAGCCGGTAGCGTGGTTCACGACTGACATTCGCGGACGGATCGCTGAAAAAACCGATTTCCCGTCTGTTGCCGATGCTTGGCGCGACCAAGGCTACACGGTTCGACCCCTCTACGCCTCCCCTGCCTCACCCGAAGCTGAAAAGGTGAGGGCCACTGATGAGATGGTGCTGGTCCCGCGCAAACCAACACAGGCCATGATCGATGCCGGACTGACTGTCCAGAGAAGCGCAAACGCGCATCAGCGGCGAGCAATATGGGCTGCGATGATTGAAGCCGCCCCTCACCTCGGAGCAGAGCAATGGGTGAGGTGAAGCTGACCGATCAGGCTGAATTGGAAGTCCCATGCCTCGGCAAGCCGGTAGATCGGACTAATGAGCTGCGACGGTATGCGGTCCGAACTGCCGAGGATGACCCGACATCTTTCCATGGAATGGAACTCAACCGAGACGGCGATTGGGTATCATTCTCCCAAGCTACCACTCTCCTAGCCGCCAAGGATGCGGAGATATATTTGCTGCGCAATGAGCGAGACAATCTCGCCCAGAATGTCGAGCGCCTGGACGGCGAAAAGCAGGCCGCCGAAGCCGAAGTCAAGCGCCTTACCGAAGTTAGTGAAAGGCTGACGCGAACGCTATTCGACCTGCACGAGGCAGTGGATAGCGAAATCGATGTTGGCGCTCAATCATCGGCATTCCGCAAACGTGTTGTTGCCGCCCGCGCCACTCTCAACAGCAAGGAGCATTTCGAGTGCCCCATAAATCAACCCAGTTGCTCAAAGAACTGTGGCAGCTACGGATGCGGGAATTAAGCTCATGACCTTCCACACCCGTTACTGGAAACGCCAGTTAGTTCTAGGTGCTTTGGCCCTGTGTGTTCTTGGGGTGGTGTTTGGCATTGAATGGCTGGGGAGGGTGATGGGATGACGGACACCCTGCCCAAGCTCTACACCATGGAAGAAGTTGCGGAGCATTTGCACGTAAGCCGCAGGAAGCTCCAAGACCTGATCCGGGATTACCCCTTCTACCGTTGCGCCGGTCGGCGTAAGCTGTTTACCCCTCACGACCTGTCGCAACTTATTCAGGCGCTTCCATGCCACTCAAACTCCACGATCCGAGGCCGGGTAAATCGCCCAACTACACGGTACGCGGCACATACCTCAAAGTCCCCGTTGACCGAACTACAGGAACTTCTGACCGCAAGAAAGCGCAGAAAATCCTCAACGCAATAAAGCTCGACATTGAGCGCGGGGCCTTCGTCAGGAAGGGTGCGACGAACTTTGCCGAAGCCGCTTTATCATACATCAGAACGGGTGGAGATGATAGGTTTCTAGGGCCTCTTACCGATCATTTCGGGGAGACGCCAATGCAGTTGATAGGCCAAGCGGAGATAGATGAAGCGGCAGCGCTGATCTACCCGAACGCATCCCAAGCAACACGCAACAGGCAGGTTTATACGCCCATGTCCGCGATCATGCAGCAATCCGGGTTCGGGACCAGACTACGCCGCCCGAAAGGCGCTCAAGGCGACACCAGAACAGAATGGATGACGGTAGAACAAGCCGAACGCCTCTTGGACGCCGCCGAGGATGAAGACCTGGAGTTTCGGGTGTTTCTTGCCCTGCTCTGCTACACCGGCTTGCGGCTTAGCGAAGCGCTTGCCGTCGAAACGCGATGGCTGGACCTGAAACAGGCCACGCTGTTCATCCCCAAGACAAAGAATGATGAAGCCCGCGCCGTCCATATTCCAGAAGCGCTGAAGAATGAACTGGCGCGACACCCACGCGGACTAAAGCGCGATGACTACCTGTTCCGCTTCAAAAAGAATGGGCGGCTCTACACGCTCTTGCGCAAGGCCAAGACAAAGGCCGGACTGCCAAGCGTGAAGTTTCACACGTTCCGCCATACCTGGGCAACGTGGATGCGCCGCTTCGCAAAGCTGGACACTAAGGGTTTGGTGGGGACTGGTGCGTGGAAGGATGAAAAGTCAGCATCGCGCTATGCTCATGTCGTGGTTACGGAGGAAGCTCAACGCGCCGACATGCTGCCCGAACTAAAGCGGGCGAAACGTGTAAAAGTAGTGGACTAGAGGAAATAACGCAGTAGAATCAATATGTGTCCCTGCCCTTGGTAAGGGAGAGGCCGACAGTTCAATCCTGTCCGGCAGCACCACCAAACCCTAGGCTTCCCGCCTCTTTCCGGGTTTTGGCTTCTCTCCTACTCGGCACCATCCGGCAGAACCTAGAAAGAACAAACTCGTGGAGTCCGTGGAATTTCCGTGGATGATGTTCACGAGTCGTTCATGGAGATCGGAATGGAAGATAGATGCGCCAATTGTCGGTTCTACCGTGCGCCATACAGGGAAGGAGGGTTGGAGGGGTATTGCCACCGCTACCCGCCCGCGCCACCTGCCCCCAAAAGTCTCTTGTGGGTGTTGGCAGAGATTTGCTGGTTTGTGGCGGGCGAAGAGGAAACCGCAAATAACGAGAACTTCAACCCAGAGGGAAAGGGTGCCGATGACAACGACAAGTCTTTGTTCCCAATCGTCTATAACGACGATTGGTGCGGGGAATTTCAGAAAGCCCCACAGCAGAACACAGGCACCAAGGCCTCAGTTCTGTCCGAGATAGATGGGGTTTCATCTAGGGCGCTGAACGCACTTGAGCGGCTGGGTATATACACGACTGATGATGTTCTCCGCTATGAGGCCAGAGAGGATACGGCGGGCGGCATCGACCTTGAGCCCGGTGTTGGCCCTTCGTCAGTGCGAGCTATCAGAGAGGCAATCCGCAATGCAAAAGCCTGACGACATACTAGAGGATATTTGGGAAGCGGCTGGCGAATTGATACCGCCGACAATCCGCTTCATGCGCGAAATCAATGTCGCTGTTCATGCGCTTCAAATCAACGTCGCCTATGCCATCCTTGCTGAACGGGAGCGGTGCGAGGCCGAATGGGTAACCAAGATCATGCACGCGGAAGCTAAAGCCATCCTGAGTGAGCGTGAGCGGTGTCATCGTGAGTTTCGTCAGCAGGCCGTGTCCGGGCTTGTCCATTCGCCCAGAGCGTTTGCGTTTAGAAGTGAAGCGCCGTCTCTAACCCCTACCCCACCAATAGAGAGGAATGAAATGAGGGAAAAACTTGTAGACCAATTACAGAAGGCGATCTTCGACGCAATGGACGCCACGGATGGCCTGGATGGCACGGCTGCTACAACCTACGCGGAAGCTGCGGCAAGCGTCTCCAAAGAGTGGGCGGTTCGCCTTGTTCTTAGCTATGAGCCTCTTGTGGGGTCAGTTGTGTTCGACCTTGGCAGGGCGCTCAATGAAGACGTTACCTATGACGAGGTGCCGGAATGAATATGAATGAAACGCCAGAATGGGTTTCGGATGCGACGGCGTGGTTCATTGTCGGCTTCGTGTCAATCGTCATGATCTTGGTCGGACTGGCCGTCGCCAAGGCGATGTTCGGCTAACCCCCCTGCTATATAGGAAGGATGGAAGATGGATATGCTGGAGAAAGTCGCAGAGGCGATATGGTCCGCGCACACCGGAAGCAGTGACTTCCATGAGGACACCTATCGGCATAACGAGAAAGAGCGGGAGTGGTGGAGGTTCGTGGCGAAGGAGGCCATCAAGGCGATTGATGCGCATGAGGATGCGGACTTTGCCAAGAGATACACAGACGCCAGTGGCCGCTGTGACTACTTCACCATGGCCCATGTCCTAAGCGGAAGGCTTCGCCAAATGGATAAGCGCGCAAAGGCCGCAAATACCAGGGCGGATAAAGCGGAAGCCGCTCTTGCCGCCCTATCCCCATCAGGAGAGAAGTGAATGGGCAGATTGGAGAAGGCTTTGGAAGTGGCCTTAGACGCTCACAAGGGGCAGGTGGACAAAGGCGGGTCGCCTTACATTCTGCACCCGATCCGGGTTATGCTTCGTTGCCAAACCGAAGATGAACAGGTCGTGGCGCTGCTGCATGATGTGGTCGAAGACAGCGAATATGGCGTCGGTGACATTCTAGCGATATTCGGCCCAGAAACCGCCGATGCTGTTGATTGTCTGACCAAACGCAACGGTGAAGCGTATCACGAATACCTGGATCGTGTCGCAGAGAATTCTACCGCAAAGGCCGTAAAGATGCATGACATTTACGAGAACTGCGACCTGTCCCGCCTCAACCGTGTGCCAACTCCAGAAGACCACAAACGCCGCGCAAAATATCAAGAGGCGGTCGGGTATCTATTTTCGCGCCCCGGAACAAGCCACCCCGATCAATGCCATATGGCAGAGGATGAGAGATGAGTGAATGGAAGCCGATTGAGACAGCACCGAAGGGCAATGAAAGGGTCCTGACTTTCGGCGGAGGGTTGGTTGGGACAAGCCGTTATGTCACGACATTTGCCGAAGCGTACCGCGACTACGGCGGG